TATCCTCTCCTGTGGGGATTGGTGAAATTGGCGTGTTCCCGCAGTTTGCGAATGATTGCGTCGGCTTGGGCGTTGGTGAGGCGATTGTTGACCTCATACTTCAAACGCTCAAAGCGGCTTTCATCCACCTTTGGCTTGGCAATGTGCTTGGCGGGGTCGTCGTTGCCTACCTCAATGCAGTTGTTGGCCTTGAGGTGGCGTCTGTGTTCGGATCGGCTGCTGACCATCTTGCCGTCGATCATCGACCGATAGGGCTGGATGTCAGGCATGACGTAGTGATAGCGGCCCTTGGAGTCGCGCTTGCGCTCCACAAATTCGCCGTCAACTAAAACGTAGGTTCGCTTCATTGGTTTAGCGGGGGCGGAGCAGCCTTGTTCATCTGCGCAATGATCAACCGCGTCTGGGCGTCCATGTCGGCCTTGTACTTGGCGGCGGCTTGATCGCTCTGCAGGCGCATGGCCTCCAATTGCGCCTCAAACTGCTGCTTTTGCTGCTCCATTTGCAGTTTCGTCTGGTTCTTGAGTTGTTCCATCTGCATCTGCTGCTGGAGTTTGGCCTGCTGTAGTGCTGACTCCATTTGCATACGGCTCTGCTCAACCTGCCCCTTTTGCTGCAGTTCGGCCTGCTTGCCTTGCGCTTCTTCGTTCGGCTGCTGCTGTTGAGCGGCCTGCTGGAGTTGCTGCAGCGTGGCGTCAATCTGGCCCTCAATTGGGCGTGCAGCCTTGAACGCCTGCATCCCAAAGCGCAGCAATTCCATCATCATGGGCACCATCTGCGGGCTGGCCTGACCCACCGGCAACGCTTGGGCGAGGAACCCGCCAAACGCCTGCAGGAACTGCATACGGTCTTGCTTGTTCTGGTTTTCGTCCAACATCACAAGGCTGTCAGCGGCGATGTCCACGCGAAAGTTGCGCAGCGGCTTATCGCGGAGCAATTCCAGTGCCTGCGGGATCAACTGCTGGTCGGCCGGCGTCATCTGCTGGGCCGCAGCGTAGGCGAGGATGGTTTCGGGCTGGTACTTGGTACACATCACCTGCGCCTTCAACCGGATCAACTCTGACGCAAAGAGGGCCACATCCTCCTGCATCGACCGCAGCCTCAGCCCGGCGTACTGTCCTTTAATTTGCTGCGCGGTCGCGGTTTCGCTGGCGTAAGACGCGCCTCGGATGATGTCGCTGATGCCCGTGATTTCGTAGATTTGGCTCTTGATGTCCTCTCGGGCGCGGTAGCAGTTGAGGAGGGCGTTGGCGAGCGTGTCGAGCGGGAGAAGGTCAATGCTGCCTTTAAGGCCGCCCTTCTCGCTAAAAGCCATCCACTTATCGACTGGAATAAGAGCATTGTTGTCACCCTCGGTCATCAGGCGTTGCAGTGCCGGTTGGCTGGCGTCGTACACGCCGCGCACACGCAGCGACTTCACAAGGCCGTCAATGCGGTCAGACAGAATGTCCAACTCCATCGCCTGATCTTGGTACAGCACAAAGTCTGCGACGGGTACCAGCGTGTCGCTTGTCGTCGTCGCGTACAGCGGTTTGGGGCACGGGAAAAAGCCTTCAACGCCGAGCGGGTCATCGCGTTCGTCGATGATCTCGGGCATCCCTTTGCTGAACCAATAGACCTTTTCGGTTTCCTTGTCCCACAACTCGCAAATCTTGGCGCGGTTGTATAGGCGCTTATTCTCGTTGTACGCGTTGAGCGGCTCTGGGCCTTGGTCAAGCGGTATCTTGCGTGCGACTTCATCGCCAAAACGTTCTGCGAGCGCCTCACGGGTCATGTACACCCAGCGCCATACGCAAGAGACTTCTTCCCAAGTTCGGGCCGTGCTGTGCCCAAAATCGCGCCAGTGGACGTAATCCACCGGGGCGCACTCGTATTCGATTTTCTCCATTGGAGGCGGGGCGCCCTCGCCCTGCTCGATGTTCGGCGTGATGCTGACGCCATCATCCTCAAGCCCGATGGGGGCGGTATGCGGCTCGTATCGCAGCCATGCCGTACCACGACCGCCGAGGAACCGATCCTCAACGCAATGGTTCATCGTTGCGCGGTAGTCGGGGTAATGCTCAATTTCAAAGTCGATGGCGCGTTCAATCAACTGCGAGGCTACGCGGCCCACGGGATCGTTGTCACCAAAGCGGCGGCTGATGTCGGCTTTCGGCAGTTTGGCGTACACGGCAGGCTTGAGCGTCTGCACGTTTGACCACAGGATGTTGAACTTGGCGCTTTCCGTCAGCGTCTGCCCACGGGTGTCGTCGCGGTACCGCTTAATAATCTTTTTAGTACGCGCCGCCCACTTCGCAAACTCGCTGTCGTACTGCCCGATGATGCGCAGGTAACGGTCAAGTTTCGGTTGCACCATTGCGTCCATCAGTCTTTCCCCTTGTTTCGCTTGCTGATGGCGGCGGCCTTGCTCTTGGCCTCTGCCTTGCTGCCTGCACCCCAAGCCTTTAAGGCGAGTGCAAGGCGCGTGGGTTCGCCGTCTTTCTTCATCGGGCCAGTCATATTGCCCATGCGGGCGAGGAAACTAGCGCGGCGCGGGTTGTCGCCTGCTTTTACAGGAGGCTTCAACGTGCCGCCCGTCTCGGCTTTGTACGAGGCGCGGCCAGCGGCGTTTAGGCCACCCTTTGGGTTCTTGCCCTCACTACGCTGCCACGCTGCGCTCATTTGTTTTCCTTCTTGGCCGTTTTGGCTGATTCGCGGAACGCCTTTGCAGTTGGCGCACCAGCCTCACCCGGTTTACGCATACGCTCACCAGAGCCAGCCTTGATGCGCTCTTGCTTGGCGAGAATTGCAGCATATAAACCGGGCTTGCTCATGTGTAAGTGCTGAACAGGCCGACGACGCGGCAGTTAGAGTTACCCGAGCAGGTCGCGGTGATTGCGCCCTTGCTCGCCACCTCAAGCGGAATCACATACACGCCAGCAGCCTGCGTAGCGGGGATGCGTACCAGTTCGGTACCGTTGTCACTCACTACAACAGTCACCAGTTCGGTACCGTTGTCACTCACTACAACAGTCGCTTCGGTGTTGCTGGCGACGTTAACTACGACGCTGTGGATGTATGCGCCCGCAGCAGCAAACGTCGTCGTAGAGGTTGCGGCCACTGCAACGTAGTTGTTGCGCACTGGACTAATCGCTGTCATATCCTTGCCCTCCTGCTCACGCTGCGGTCATGCACTGCCCACATATCGTTGAGCGTCACTGTATTGCCCGGCCCGACTATAAGCGGCTTCGGCTCCAAAGTCGGGGTCTTGTCAGCCTGCTCGGCGTATGATACCGCAAGCATACGGAACGCGTCACTGGGGTGTGATGTCCAATCGTGGCGCGGGGATTGGCGGTATGCCTTCTTATCCTCATCGAACTCGCGCTGGTACTGGCGCAGCGCCTCAATGCCCTCGCGGCAGCGTTCTGCGTCAAACCACACTTGCGGCAAGATCAACCGAACCGCTTGGATGCCACTTTGTACGCCGATGTCGGGCACCACGGCCAGTTTGGCGATGTCCAGATGGGCGGCCAACTGCTCCACGATGCTTTTGCCCGTCTGCAGGCTCTTGGCCCGGGCGTCGTGCGGCAGATAGTGCTTACCGTATTTGTAGGGTTTAGCGGTGATGTGGCTGGCAATGTCGTATATGTCTGCGCCAGACACGGCAAAGAAGTCTATGACGCGGATTTCCCCACGCCCGAGTTGGTAGAACCAAACAGCCGTGTCGTCGCGGTAACCCAAGTCCCATGCCGTAAACACGGGCAGCCCGGGTTCGTGCGGGACGTGGCAGATGCGCCCTTGATCCTGCGCCTCACGCATCTCCTTGCCAAAGTACGCGCCTTGGATGGCCGCCTCGAAACTGCACTCGTACTCCTGTAGGTACTGATCCTCGGCCAACTGCGCCCGTGCTGCGGCTAATTCGCCAGCGGGCAACAACCCCGACGATGAAGCGGGGAGGCGCAACAGGAACCATTCGTCCGGCAGGCGCTTTGCTGTCTCGTAAATCTCCCAAAACTGGTTCTTGCCCTTCGGTGTACCGCCAAATACAGCCCAACCTTGCTTGTCTGACAGCGCCGGGCGTATGACGTTGCCGAATACACTGGGCTTAAAGTCACCGAATTCGTCCATGTATACGCCCGAGAACCCCAGTCCGCGCATATTGTCTGCGGTTTCGGCCCCGTACAGCCGTATCTGGCTGCCGTTGATAAGGGTTATGGTCAGTTCCTGCTCGTTGACCGATTGAGTTATAGGATGTGCGCCGTCCTTAAAATACTGCCAAGCAATTGCCTTGGCCTGCGACCTGTACGGACTGACGTATCCGAACAGCCCGTAAGGCCCTTGGTACATCGCAGCAGCGCGGATCATGTCGTTCACGGCTGCGACTGTTTTACCTGCGCGACGATGGGCGACTAGGCAGGCCCAGCGTTGGCGACGGTTGTGGAAAGGCATGAAGGCGTGCCGCGGGTTATACGGCAGCAGCACTTCCCTCACTTCGGCTCGCCCCACCGTATGACCCACTCCTGTGGGCCTCCGTCCTTGCCGGTGGTCTCAATGCGTGCAAGTTTGGGGACGTGATATTCGACCACATCCATCATGCACTTCCATGCGGCCTCTGCGCCTTTCGTCTCGTAGATTTCGTCCAGCCAGATGTTGAGGCGGTGAGCATTGCCGTCTACGAGACGGGCTATTGCCTCTCTGGCCTCTGCGGTTGCCTTGTTGGGCGATCCTTTGGGTCTTGGCATGGCTTATTTATACACTAATGAAACAATAGTTAAAGAGTTGCATTAGAAAGCCGACACGTACACGAGTGCAGAGGTGTCGGGCGTATTGTGGTGCATCACTTTCGCTCCAATATGCGTACTTTCTTCTCCTCGCCGGGGAATACGACGAAGTTGCGTGTGCCGGTGCCGCCTTGGCCTCGGCTCCCTGCGTCTAGGTACTTGATGCCGGGAATGCCTAGTGATTTCAAGTAGGCCGACGTTTCGGCTTGAGTATTGCCCCTTGCCAGCAATTCGTACAACGCTTGGCCTTTTAATGACTCGGTAGTGGTTTCTTTTTGCGCCAATTTGCCAATTACCGGGTGGGATAACCTTTTTGGGTTTTGCGCGTTTAACGCTTCTCGTTGTGCGTTCAACCGCTTAACTTCTTCCGCAACAACCGGATTTTTTAGCAATGCTTCGCGCACCGCCGCTGGCTGCTCGCTCAACGGCTTATCCCAATCCAGCATACGGTCAATCATTTCGTCGGGTAGGTCGGCTTTGTAAAGGGAGCCAGCCTCGCCAATGCCGCCAAATTTGCTCATGTCCAACGAGTTTGCGTAATTTGCAAGCGTCGGCCAACCGTCGTCAGGATCGTTTGCAACCCGCTTTGCATCCTCGGGATGGCGACGGGTCATCACATTTTCCCAAAACGCAAGTTTTGCGTTGGCGCGGTCAATGGCTTTCTGATCTCGCAATCGGTGGGCGCGATCTTGCTCGGTTTGCGCCATTTCGTACCATTTTTCCACAGGCTTGCCTTGGTACGTCGTCGTATTTGGATCAATCTTGCTCAACATGAATTGATAGTCTTGCGCCACGGTTGGCTTTTCCGCCAAGTAAATGCCGTGACCAAACGCTTGTGCGCCTTCGCCCGTGCCGATCTTGCTGGCGTCAAACTCACCGAGCGGGTTTGCCTCTGTGGCAGGGAAACGATGCGGGGTGCCGTGGTATACGTCCAGTTCGGCTTTGCCGGCCTCGTAGACGCCCTTGGCCGTGCCTACGGGGTCGGTGACGATGCCCTTGATGCCTTCTAACTGGTTGGTCAGCCCTTCACCTACGCCAATGGACAGGTTTTCTAGGTTGGTGCGGAAGTCTGCTTGCGGGGCAGGTTGGGCGGGGGTTGTGCCAGCCGGCGTCGGGATCGACTCCAGCATACGTCGGCGGCGTTCTTCCTCGGCTTGTTTGTAGGCGAGGGCAGCGGCAAGGCGGCTGCGGTCGGCGGCCATTTACTTGAACCTATCCAACTTGTAAACGAGGCTGGCGATTTCGCCCACGATCTCGTCCACGATGTTCTGCAAGTCAGTGTCTTTGGGCAGGTCGCCTCGGATGCCCTTGACGAACGTCAGCAAACTCTCGGCGTAGGCGGCCGCGTCCTTTTGTACCTTGAACCCCTCGGGGTAGTCGTCCAGCGGGATGACTCTCGGCGTAGGCGGCCGCGTCCTTTTGTACCTTGAACCCCTCGGGGTAGTCGTCCAGCGGGATGATGCCGTGGTGGCCCTGATACGCCTCGGCGTACTTGTCAGCCAGCCCTACAATGTTTTCGTAGTAGTGGCCGAGGGCTTTGTGCGCGGCGTAAGAAGCCGTCTGCAGGTGCAGAAAATGTGTGGCCGTGCTGCTGTGCAGTAAAACCCCGACAAATTCCGCTGCGTCTTTATGCGACATAGAACCTCCGCGTGACGAGATTATCACACAGGTGTATCGTTGCAACCATGTCAACTTTTGTGTTTTTCCACGTTGGCCCAGACCTCGCCATGCCGGCGCGGATGGTGGAATCACTGCGGCGGCACAACCCGGCCGCCGAGATTGTGCAGGTCACCGACCACGATACGCGCACCGTGCCGGGCGTGACGTGGACAGCCCCGACTGATGGCGACCGCGAATACCTCATGCTCTGGCGTACCCAAGCGTTTGCCGGGTTGGGGCTGACCGAGCCTGCGATGTACATGGACACCGACATGATCGTGAATAAGCCGATCAACGTCGAACTCTTACTGGACGACCACCACATCGCCGCCTGCCGCCGCTCGTTCAACCGTGACGCGACGTTCAACATCCACCAGCGCGGGCAGGATTACAGCGAATATGCCGGCAAGACGCTGGATGAGGTGTACCCCATCCTCGGCTGCTGCACGATCACGGCCAGCAGCGGGGCATGGGAGGCAATGGCCGAAACTTATGCCGCCTTGCCGCCCAAGTTCAAACGCTGGTACGGCGACCAAGAGGTTTTGCGGGATTACGTCAACTCGCTGCCGACGTCGTGGGTGACCTACCTGCCCGAATTTGAGTTCGCCTGTTTACCCGAGGCCGCCAACGTCTACCCTCGCCCGTCCATCACCCACTACAAGGGCCAGCGCAAGGCGTTGCTCA